TGCTTGGGACACACAACTAACATCTGTAGAAGTAGACAATGATGTAGATTCGAGTATTGGCTTAGTGAAGCTTAATATTCAAGTATTATACAAATACACAACAGGAGAAGCATAATGGGTATCAATGGAAACCTAATAAAAAAGAAACAGGAATCAAACAAACCTAAAACTGATTCAGGAAAGGTGGAGTTGAAACCTGTTAAAGAAACAATTAATAAAGAAATAGAGTCTGTTGAAGCAGAATCTAAATCTTCAACCTCAGATAAAGGAGAATAGATATGGCGACATATACAGGAAAGAGCGGAGTAATTAAAATCTCTGACACAGCCGGTAGTGGTACACTAACAGCAGTTGCTGAAGTAAAATCATTTACTTTAGATTCTACAATGGACACTATCGAAAATACTAGCATGTTAGCAACAGGAAATGCTAGAACTTATGTAGCAGGACTAGAAACAGCAACTTTTACTGCTGAAATATTATATTCAGCACAAGAAGTATCGGCTGATGCGGCTGTAGTAATACCAGCATTATTACTAGGACAAGAAGCAGGTACATTTGAGTTATATCCAAGTGCTAATAATGATGCGGCCAACGGCGGTAGCACTAAAATTAGTGGCTCTGCTTTAGTAACTGGTTACAGCATTTCATCAAGTTTTGATGACATGGTAACTGCTACAATTTCAGCACAAGTAACTGGTGCTTTAACAACAACATTGTTAACATAAAGTAGCAAAATGATTCAGCTTCGAGTTAGTTCAGCGGCTAAAACGGTCAATGAGTTAGAAAAAGATATTAACAAATTCATTGACGGCTTTACTGGTAAACTTCTCAAGAATTTACAGAGTACTAGGCGAGCAATGCCAGGTTCAGGTAAAACACCTTATAAACTTGGTAGAGCTAGTCGAGGCTGGAACAAAAAAGGTATGGATACTTTACGAAATACAGTACCGTACATAGAACGATTAGAAAAAGGTTACAGTAAAACACAAGCCCCGAGAGGGTTTGTTAAACAAGCAATAAACAAAACAATTAGAGAAACTTCAAGGAGTAAAATATGAGTGTAATAGACAATGCTAAAAAACATTTTAGCGAAAGAGCTTCAGGTGGACTTCAAGTAATATCAGTACCAGAATGGGAAACTGATATCTATTTTAAATCAATTAGTAATTTTGCTACAGAGTCAAAAATAATTGAACTCACACAACAAAATAAACTTACTGAAGCATTAATAGAAACATTAATTCAGAAAGCATTGACTGCAGAAGGCAAGCCAATGTTTAATAGGTTAGATAAGATAGCAATGATGAAGGAAGTAGACCCAACAGTTATAACGAGAGTTGTAAGTGAAATGAATACTACTGACATGGTTGATTTTGAGGCGGTTGAAAAAAACTAAGAGAGGACAGGGACCTTCAACTCGTTATGCGAATAGCGAAAGAGTTACACAAATCAGTTGAAGAAGTATTCCAGTTCACTGTCCTCGAAATAAATTTATGGATGGCCTATTTCAAACTAGAAGCGGAGGCGAGTAAACAACATGGCAAGCACTAAAATTGATATTATTGCCAATAATAAGGCCTCAGCGGCCTTAGGCAAAGTAAATCGCGATGTAAAGAAGATTGAAACATCGGGTAAAGGAATGAACGATAACTTCAGAAAAATGAAGGGATTGGTTGTTGCTGTTGGTGCCGCCTTAGGTGGTATCAAAATTGCTGGTAGTTTTTTACAAACCGCAAAACAATTAGAAAACTTAGACATACAGTTAAGGTTCATTACAGGTTCAGCAAAAGAAGGTGCTAAAGCATTTGACATTGTAACTAAAGCGGCAAGTAGTAGTGCCTTTAGTTTAGAACAAATGGCTAATGCTTCCCCTCTACTATTAACAGTAGCAGACTCAACAGAAGAACTAAATGACTTGTTATCAATGACAGGTGATATTGCTACGGCTACTGGATTAAGTTACGAAGAAACAGCAGGGCAATTACAACGTGCTATGTCCGGTGGTATTGCGGCGGCTGACTTATTCAGAGAAAAAGGTGTTAAAAGTATGTTAGGCTTCCAAGAGGGAGTACAATATACAGCAGAAGAAACCGCAAGAATGATTAAAGAAGGCTTTGCTGAAGGCACATTTGCTATTGCTGGTGCTGGTGAAGAAATGGCTAAAACCTTCCAAGGTCAAATGAGTATGATGAGTGACAAATGGTTCCAGTTTCAGACAACAGTAATGGAAAATGGTGTATTTCCGGTACTTAAAGAGCAGTTAGGTGATTTAAACACATTCTTAGACAACAATAAAGAAAAAATTGATGAATTTGCTGCAGCATTAGGTGGAGCAGTAGCAGAAGGTATTATAAAAGTAGCAGAAGGTATTGAATTTGTAGCAGAGCATTCAGATAAATTTTTAATTGCGGCCAAGGGATTAGTTGTTGTAAAACTTGCCACATGGATTTATACCGCGGCAACAGCCGCTTTTGTACTTGGAAAACGGTTAATGTTTGTTCAAGCAATGGCTGGGCCTGTAGGTTGGAAATCAATTGGATTAGGACTTGCTTCAATGGGAGTTTCCCTTGCTGTTGTTAATAATTTACTAGGCGAAACTGAAGAGGGAATGGACGATGCCTTCAAGAGAACAGAAATTGAAAAAGCAATCGCTGACAAAGTAGCACAACTTGATCAACTTAAAAACAGCCTAGTTGAAATTGACGAACATATAAATTCAACTGAGGTTATGTCGTTAAAAGAAAGATATGCTGTATTTGGTGATGCAGATGGTAATATAATGGGTGACAACTTTGAGGCAGCCGTTAACAGAGATTTTGAACAAGTAAAATCAATCTTAGAACAAGAAATAGCGGATTTAAGAACTTCACTAAGTGAATTAGCACCAGTGGTTACAGCAGAAGACTTAGTAGATGAAGAAACCGGTCCAGCAATAGATGAAATTGTTACAAACTTTAAAAATCTTGGTAAAGTAACTGGTTTATACACAGGGCATTTAACTAAACTTAACAACGGTGGCCAACGATTTGCTACTGATTTTATGGGCGAGGCGACAAGAGCCGCGGCCCTACTACCGCCAGTTATAAGTGTAGCAACAGGTCATCTATCGTTTATGAAAGATGTTGCATTTAATGTACATGAAGAAATGGCCAAGAACTTTATTCCTACTATAACAACAAGTACTGACATGCTTACTAAATTAAGTACAGAAGGCTTTAGCCCTACAGCAGAAATGGCTAAAACTTTTAGGAAAGTCATACAAGTAACAACAGATCATTTATCACACAATCTTCAGCCAGCAATAAAGAGTGCTGTAGAAATAATGGGTGATTATAAAAGATCATGGAAATCAAGTACTGAGTTCTTATCACACAATGCTATACCAGTTATGAAGAGTGCTGTAGAAATAATGGGCGAGATACATGATGCCGCAAAGAAAATTTCAGATCAGGAAAAGGCAGATAAGGCAGCCAAAATAGCGGCCCTTAAAGCCCAAGAAGAAAATTATGATAAACAACTTGCGGCATTTAAAGCAGGTAATTTTTCTGAAATGGACCTTATGTTTAAAACTGATAAAGAAAAGAGAAAATTCACTGCAGATGCTGCCAGACATGCATTAAGTGAATTAGCAAAAACAAATAAAGCCGCATTTATGATAAACAAAGCATTTGCTATTAAAGATGCTATTGTTAACACATCACAAGGTGTTGTTAAAGCATTAAGCATGGGCCCATTAGGTATTCCTTTAGCAATGATTATTGGTGCTATGGGTGTTGCCCAAATAGCCACAATAGCAAGTCAAAGTTATTCGGGTAGACGATTTGGCGGACCAGTTAGTAACAATGAAAGTTATATAGTTGGTGAGAATGGTCCTGAGATGTTTACTCCAGGAGCAACAGGAAGAATTACTGCTAACGAAGGATTGGTTGGCGGCGGGCAAACAATTAACTTTAACATTACGGCAACAGATGCCTCAAGCGTTGATGAATTAATTGTACAAAGAAAGCCTATGATTATTAATATGATTAGACAAGCAACACAAGAACGAGGCAATAGGCCTAACTTTTAAGGAGTAAACTATGGCAGGAACATTTCCAGGTACACAAGGTTTAAGAGGGTTAAATTTTACTAACAATCAACCTAATTTAGTTAGTGTAGCAGTAAGTGGTAGACGACAAGCTAAAAGCCAAGGAGCACAGTTCTTTAGTTTTACAGTACAAACACCACCAATGACAACAGCAGAACACAAAGTTATAATGGGATTCTTTGCAAAACAGCAAGGTTCATTTGAAGCATATCAAATACAATTACCAAACATAAGCACACCAGCAGGTAGTGTTTTAGGTAATGTATTAGATGTTGTAGGAGCACACACAGCCGGAGACAAAACAATTGATTTAGATGGCGGCGAAGCAAGTAAAACAGGTTACTTAAAAGCAGGTGACATGATTAGATTTATTGATACTACTACAGCGGCTAACAATGTTAAAACGTATATGGTAACAGCAGACATGGACACAAACGGAAGTGGTGCTGGAACGGTAAACATAGAGCCAGGATTAATTGACGGTGTGAATAACAATAGCACAACAGAAACTAACGGTGTACAATTTACAGTTTTTAACACTAGCAGTGAAACAGAATATGAGTCCGGTGTAGCAGACTTTACACAAATGGAGTTTGATGTACGGGAGGCATTCTAAATGTCAAGAAGTTTACCAGCTGCAATTGTAACAGAAATTGCTAAAGACAGTATTAAGTTTATTGACTTAATTGAATTACATTTTGATAGTGCCGATGGCGGTACTGTATTTTTAAATAATGCTCAATTTTCTTTTGCTGTAGCAACTGCTACTAGTGGCGGAAGTCAAACATTTGTAGCAAATGGCGAGTTTCTTTCTTTTGAATTAATTAACGAAACTGAAATGGCAAAAGTTAATGAAATTAATATTGTATTATCAGGTGTTAGTACAACATTTACAAACTTATTCTTAAACAACAATTATGTTGAAAGACAAATTGTTATATACAGACAATTCCTAGATGCCGCGAATGCGGCTATTAGCACCCCTATTATGATGTTTGATGGCGAGATTAAAAACTTTGCTATTAACGACAAAGAGGATACAAGTACAGTAGTAGTTAAAAGTGCCAGTGTATTTTATAACTTTGACGATACTAACGGTAGAAGATCAACAGAAGCTAGTCAGAAAAGACATTTTCCAAATGATAGAGGAATGCAATTTGCTAGTACAACAACACAAGATATAAGATGGGGTAGACCAGATGCTTAAAATAGAAAATATAGAAATAAAACATTTAAGAGAAGTTGTTAGAGTAGGGATTGAATATTACGAAGAATCAAGATTTAATAAAGCTAAAGATTTGCCACTAGACCATGATGTAATACATGATGTAGCAAAAACTTGTATAGTATCACCTAATGTGTTAGTTAGAGGATTATTTGATGAAGATGGCAAATTACATGGTTTTGTACAAGCGGCACTAGTTCCAATTGCTTGGAATAAAAGAATGCATTGTGTAGTAAATTTAATTTATGTAGACAAATGTTGTAAAGGACACGACTACGGTAAACAATTTTTAGATAATGTTAAAGAATGGGCAAAGGCAAACAATTGCTACGAACTAGTAGCAGGCGATGATGCTTTTGATCCAGAAGCAACAGGCAAGTGGTTAGTTAGACAAGGATATAAAAAGGTAGGTAGTCATTATGCCATCAAAATATAAAAGAATGATAGGTGCTTTAGGCATAGCAAGTGCCTTAATGACAATATCAACTCCAGCTAATGCTGTATCGGTGGCTGTAGCAGTTGTTGGTGCAGTTGGAGCGGCATTAGGTGTTGGAGCCGTAGTAGCTACAGCAGTTACAGTTGTAGCGGCTGTAGTAGCCGTAGCGGCAGTAGGTTATGCTATACAGTCAATGACACCAACTTTTGATGTTCCAGAGTATAGTGCTAACACAGCCGATGGAGCACAAGCTATTAACAGTGGTGTACTTGTTAATAAGACAGGAACTAATAATTCTGTTCCAGTAGTATACGGTACAAGAAAAATAGGTGGTACTAGAGTATTTGTTTCAACTGATGGCACCGACAATGAATACTTGTATATTGCTATGGTATTTTGTGAAGGACAAATTAGAGCGTTTAAAGAATTAATATTTGATGACAAATTAGTTGCTGGTGGTAGTTATGGCGGTGATCCTACAACAGGAGTAAACAATCCAGCCTATAGTGCCGAAAGCAGATTAAAATACGAATTACAAACAGGCTCAGCTGGACAACAATCTCCAGATTGGTTTAATCAAAATGGTTGGTCAAACAATCATAACTTATCAGGCCTTGCTGTAGGATATTTTAAACTTCGTTGGGTTAGACCAAATATTGATGATCCAGCAGAAGACCAACAATCAACAGCAGATGATAACCCATACGGTGGCATCCCTAAAATACAAGTAGTAGTACAAGGAAAGTATGTTCCTAATGCTTCAAGTTATGATGACGGTGAAACAGACACTTATGCTACTATGATAGCGGCTGGGCACTGGTCAACTAACCCAGCAGACCATATGTTAGATTACTTAATGAATCCTATATTCGGTAGAGGTTTAGCAAATGATAGAATAGGCTTTACAAGTTTTAAGACAGCGGCTAGTAAGTTTAACACAAGTGTAAATTATATGACAGGCGGTACAGGTAAGATATTAGAGTTTAATTACGTTGTACAAACAAGTAGAACAATGCTTGAAAATGTTCAAACAATGCTACAAAATATGAGAAGCGGTATGCCTTATATACAAGGCAAGTTTAACTTAAAACTGTTAGACACAGGCCATGCTAGTAACCCTACAAGTCAAGTTCCTGTTATTGCTTATGCTGTTACAGAACGAGAATTAATAGGTGGACTTACTATTGAAGGCAAAGGACACAGAGATCAATACAACCAAGTAAAAGCAGTATTTCCTAATCCAGAAACAAATTGGGAACTAGATGAACTTGTTTATCCTGAAGTTAATTCTGCTGTTGATCAGGCTTTTTTAGCTGAAGATAATGACAGAAGACTTGTTAAAGATATTAGTTTAGAAGGTATTACAAACGGTAATATAGCAGGAGATGTTGCCAGCATAGTATTATTAAGAAGTCGTAAAAAGAAAGCAGTAAGTTTTACAACTACAGCAGAATTACACAATACAGTAGTAGGTGATATTATTACAATAACATATCCTAGTTTAGGAATGTCAGCGGCACAATTTAGAATTACAAGTCATCAAGTTACAGCAGATTATACAATACAAATAACAGCATTAGAACATGATCCAACTGATTATGACTTTACTAACACAGATGTGTTTATACCAAAAGCAGTTTCTATTAGTTCAAATGATCAATACCAAAATAGTGGCAATGTTACAAGCGGTAATCCTTATTACCCAGGTCCAAAATCCCAAAATGCTTATATCTCAGCTATTACAAATGTAAACTTTTCTATGTGTGAATTAACAATAGTAAGTGCTACTGATGTTAGTCAATACGACATTATGAGAGTAGATCAAATTGGTGCTGGTGCTAGTGCTCCATCTAACCCTAGTGGATTTACTAGTACAAGTTTTCAAAAGAGTAGTGGAGCATTTGTTAGTCCACAAGGCATTGTAGTTCAAAAATGGAATAATCAATATGTTTGGTTTAGAATTGTATACATTAAACAAGACAATACTGAAGTATTTGGTCCATGGAAAAGAACACCTAATCCACAACCAATAGCAGTACCATTAATACAGGCACCTTAGGAGATAGAATATGGCAACACAAACAGTAGACGGATTAGTAACAAATGCCGCAGAGTTTACATTTACTCAAGCACCAGCAACTTGGAGTGCTTATACTAGTTGGGACGGCTTTGGTGATACATTAGAAGCAAGTGGTAGTATTAGTACTACACTAACATTCTTAGGTGATGCTATTGATTTAGGTGCTCTTATACATGTTGTACCTGTTGTAATATGTGAAACAAACACAAGTACAGCTCATGTTATTACTTTTGAAACAAGTCCAGATGATTCAACATACTCAGCCGCTAGTATTGGTGCCTTAACAGCAAGATATATTAAAACAAAAGTAGTAGTAACAAACTCAGCCGCTAGACCAGGATTTACACTTTTACAATCACAATTTATAAAAGATGTTATTAGCAACAGTTTGTTTAATCAAGACACAAGCGGATATGCTGGAAGTTCAGCAAGTAGAACAATACCAATAACCAAAACATTTAGTAAAATATTATTAGTACAAGGAGCACAAAGTCAGAGCGAAACAGACTCAACTTATGCTGTACTATGTACAGATTACAGCAATACAGCACCTAAACTTAAAGTAGTTGACTTGGATACGTTTGGTAAAGTGGCCGCTGATGCTACTATTGATATTTTAGTAAGTGGTTTACCAGGAATTACCACTACAGCAAGCGGTGATGTAGAATTAAGTTAAATACAGTAAAGGAGAAACAGATGAAAAAATCAACTTATAAACCTAAAGAAAAGAAAAAGAAACCTACTAAAAAACGGAACAGCAGGGGATAACTTATGGCAACATGGCCCACATCTAACCCTTCAGCAACTACTACAGATGCCGCTTCAGACAGCATTAGTGGAGCAAGAGGTGATATAAATCAAACAATTGACAACATAATTGAAGTTGTTGATATGTTTAATATCCCGGCAAGTCCAACTGACAATTATATTCTAAAGTATAATGCTTCAACAGGTGTATTTGATATGGAAGCAGATGCTGGTGGTACAATTAGTAGTGTTACTAATTTTGCTGATAATAGACTAGTAACAGCAAGTGGAGCCACTACACTAAATGGTGAAGCAAACCTAACATTTAATGGTAGTATACTTCATATTGATCTCGATTCAGCAGGTGCTTTTGGTTTACTTGTACAAAATGATAGCACAACAGGTTCAGGTATTGAAAGTAGATTAGGCTCAAGTAGCACACTTCCTACAACAGGTGATCACCTTAAATTTACTAGCGAAACAACTGGTGGCAGCCAAGGCGAAGTGTTAAGTGTTGATGCTCAAGGTAGTATAAAGAGTACAGTTGACCAAGTCCGCAATATAACAGTTGGGGCTACCAGAGACACAAACTTATGGTTAGAACAAAGTGGCACAGATGGGATTCTCTTCCCTCAAATTTTATTAGATAGTGATGATGCAAATGCTAGTATAGGTGTTTATGCTGATTCGGGAACAAGCACTTATAGAGTTGCAACTGTATTTGATCCAATGGAAGATTCAGCGGCTTATCAAAGTGGCGATGCTGTAGGTGACTTTGCTGTTGAGCATAGATTAAAATATGATGCTGGTGCGGCAGCTGATGAAATTCAAACTTTTATTATAGGAGCAAATAATAAGCATACCTATAATGTATACAAATCAGGTTCGCAAAGTGATGCTAAAGCAGATATGGAATTTATTGTTAATTCAATGTCAATAGACAGCGTACTGGACATGAATTCAAATAAAATTACTAGTGTTACTGATCCTGCCGCGGCCCAAGATGCCGCTACTAAGGCCTATGTTGATGCCAACGTTGGTTCAACTACAACTATTAACAACAATGCTGACAACAGAATTATTACAGGTAGTGGCACAGCAAACACACTAGAAGGTGAAAGCACACTACTATACAACGGAACAAGTTTAAGCAACACGACAGCACCTACATTTACAGCGGCAAGTACACCTATACAGTTAAATGGTACACAACCAAACCCAGGTGGATATTACGCATCTATTACAGTTAACAATGGTACAACTAGAGGTGCTTACAACTATTCAGCAAGAACGGCAGGTGGCGGTGGACCTAATGCTGATAGACACATATTCTTTTTTGATTTAGACGATGACTTTAGTGCCCGTCCAAGCGGTGCTTACCAAGGTGATCAAAATGTATGGATTAATGCTAATCACTCAAGTGATAGAGCAGACCTCTATTTTGATGGTTTCTCAACAGCCGGTATTTCAGCATTTGGACACGGTGGTAATTCATATGCCATACAAGCACTAGAATTTAATGGTTCTACTATAAAACTTCAATCAGGTGGTACTAACATAATATCAATTGACAATGATAGTGTTGATATTACACAAGATGTTGTTATCACAGATACAGAACAATTAAAATTTGGTACTACAACAACAATAGACAAAGATGAGATATCAACAACGGGTGGCATGACTGTTAATGTAGACAGCAATAACAGTGGCAATGAAGCATTTACAATACAATCAGCAGGCACTGATGTTATGTCATTTCAAAGAGGACCTGGTGGTGATGCTGAAATGACTGTTACAGGTGATGGATTCTTTATTAAAGACGAAGATGATAATACTCAATTTAGTATGGATATGTCTAGTGGTAGTCAAACAGGTATTAATGTTATTAGAAGTGATGAAAACAAATCATTAAGTTTTACACTTAAAACAGATGATGACGATGACACTGGTAACTATGATGGTGCTTGGAATTTTGTACAGGCAGCTAATGAAAAGGCACTAGTACTTGAAAGAGTTGACGGTAGTGCTGTAGAAATATTTGAAATAAGAGATAGCGCAGGTGTAGCCACAGCGGCTCCAGTTGACATATTTGAATTTAAGATTCCACCAGTAATACCAAGTTATACAATAGCGGCACTACCAACAACAGTAGTAGCAGGTGCTTTAGCACTTGTTACAGATGCCACTCCAGCAACATCTGGATCGGCAATAGTATTATGTTTCTTTGATGGCAGTAACTGGAAATTAAGTAACGACCCAATAAGAACAGTAGTATAATATAACATAAAGGAGAAAGCTATGGCATGGATCACAGCAGGAAATATAGTAACAACAAATTTAGATGCCGACACAGACTCACCCCTTTCTGCTAGACCTAATATTAAGGCGGCATTAGATGAGATAATTGTAGCGGCAAATGGTAGAGGACAAGCAGATGGAGTTGCTAGTCTTGACGGCAGTTCATTAGTACCAGCGGCACAGCTACCTAACACACTTATATCTAGTGGTAGTAACAACCTATTACTTGACCCAGGTTCAAGCAAAGTAGCAATACAAGATATAGTTAACCTAAACCCAAGGACTGTAGCACAACTAAATGCCCTAACAGGTGTACTTGGTGATGTTGCTTTTTGTAGTAACGGAGCCGCAGGTGCTGACTGTTTAGCATTTTATGATGGTAGTGCTTGGAAACGTTGCGACACATTGGCAACCATATCAGCTTAAATACTATTGCTTACTGACCACACTCACAGTAAGTGGGGGCAATTTTTTAGGCAAGGTTGCCCTCTTTTAATAAATACTATTGTAAGGAAGTTTACATTTTATTCTCCAATATAAGACTAAACTTCCTTACACTCATTAAACAATGTATCTGACAATATATGTTAAATGAACTAAAGCGATTATAGTCTTCATCCACCATAATCGCTTTTTCATATCTTTTTAGCTAAAAGGATAAATAAATGTACAAGATAATAGGTTTCTCACAACTCCGATGATCTTGTTACAAAGTACTAATTGATGTCCTCCTCCACGAGGGTTTAAATTATTATACAGTACTTTGTATATATTTCCTAGGAAATATAGGGCGGTGCGAATCAAAGTATATTTTATATATTTTACATTGTAGATCATAAAATTTTGCCATTTAATTTTCCACACAAATCCACCGCCCATTTTTTTGTTTACATAAATATGCTGTGTTAATAGAATCCAGTAGCAAGGATTAGGATGGGGCCTACCTCTAAGTTAACAGTAAACAAAAATACCACTCTTAAACAACCTTTTAATTAGATTATATGTGTAATGCTACACTAATGTCTTATTATGTCTATTCTCTAATATACAAGCAGATTTGACTGCTTGTACCCACCAAAAACACACAGTTTTAACACCTAAATTAAAATATGGCTCTTAAGGAGCGTTTGGTATGAAAGAAATTATGGTTAGTTTGGTAGGTTTGGTTGACACTTCATCTCATTTGTGCTATAATAGTTAGATAATTTCGTGAATCACGGAGTTATTTGGCAATTATACTAAATACAACGAATGGCAAGGAATAGAATTTATGATCACAGCTAATACACATCACAATAATTGTTCAGTAGAAGCAGTCCTTGTTCATTCAGGCATTCATTATGGCAAACTAATCTGTAAACAACACAACAAACACATCCAATGGCTCAATCAGGCAGACTATGAAAGTATAACGGGGTTAAAGAACGACCCTCCCGGAACTGAACTAATAGCACGAAACAATGATTACTTGTTTCAGTTCTCAGATTAGAGTAATAATATATCCAAAGAGATAGACCCACTATCAATTTAACTGTGTACTTGGGGTAGTATAGAAAAGAGAACGGGGATATGTTACTAAGCTGAAGGAAGTTACATCCAAGGGAATAAAAGGCATTCGCCGATAAACGATGGTAGCCAGGAGTTAAAAAACAACGTTCTGCTCTAATGACTTGGAAATGAAGTGATATAGTAGAATAATAAAGAGGTCAACTTAGTTGACCTAAGTAAGTCAAATACTTCGTATCTGACTTCTTACTTCTTCTTTCATATATGAGTTAAATGTAAGAGAAGAAAATACAAGTGAACGACAGTGAACTTGTATATCAACTGTAAGTTGATATTGATACACAGGCTAGGTGGAGAGTAATAAATCCACCTTTTAATTTGCCATATGTTATGGCTAATAAATAAGAATATAACTGCTACGGAGAAACAAATGAACATCAATGTAATAGATTATAGAGGTGATAGTACAGTTATAAACAGTCGTGGTGATAGCCTATACAATTATAGAACACGGTATTTCCACAGAATACAAGAAGACTTCCAACGGTGGCAACAGCACGGACATCGTTTTGTTTGCTATACACAACATAAAAGCAACATAGTAATAGATGATTATTGGGCATTTGATCGAGTAGTTGAAACAGGCAGACTCCCAGTACATCAAGCCCGTAATAGAGTATTACAAGATATACCCTATGGAGAATACACAGCCATATGGGACAATGATGCCACATTATACTGGGATCGATTAAGAAGCAGTGAACTTCCCCAGGATTTAAATCAAGTATGTGAACAAGCACAGCAACAAGAGATAGTTTCATTTGTACCTTTTAACAGTCAGCAATCACCTTATCCAAAGAACTTGGACTGTACACAATGGACATTTAAACCTCTAATACATCAAAAGGGTACTATGCTGTTTGTACAGAATATAGGTATTGATTGGCCCACACACTTAACCTGTTTAGAAGATACTGCTCGTGCTATAGAACTAACTCGCAAAGGATTCAAAACAGCACAACTACAACAAGCAAGTCTAAATGAATTAGTTCATAGCAAAAGCACAGTATTTAAAGTTAATGCTTATCACGAAGAATACAAGAAGCCAGGTCCTCGTGCTAACCCAAAAGGACTACTACAATGGGATGCTCAGTCGGATAGAAGAGATAGGTATAGTGTAGCACAACAACATATAGAAAGTGACTACAACACAACTATAAAAGAACTACAGCAAGAACAGAAACAATTATGGTAATATAAACGATTAACACTACAAAAGGAGAGACATGATGAATAGCCGAGATATTAATTGGAACATGTACTACCATGCTATTAAAGAAAGCTGTCCGTGGAGCAGTTATGCCTTTACACAAGGAAAACTACTACACCTAGACTTTAAGTCATTCGAGCACTCACAAGCACAAGAGGAAATAATAGAGCCTATGAAGTTATGGGCTATAGCATATATAAATCCTGACAACACCCCAGAAGAACTTGATGCTTGGTGCGAACAACGTAATCTTGAACAACAGGAAATAAAATACTTCTTCAGTCACCCAGAACACGATCCAAATGGTCTTGCTAGTCCTATACCCATGCTGATACAACAAAACAAGTATATACTAGACCTAGCTCGACAAGGAGTATTTGATCTAGGTATGCCTAATCATTGTAATG